TCTATATCGTCTTAAATAGTCCTCGATAATTGAGTAGTCCGAACCTAGACTTCGAGTGTCATTATTCTTTCCACTAGCATCTCCGAATATTCGCCAATAACTACAAGGTAGCTCGAAAGCTCCTTGATTAGCCATTTCTTCTAATAGCTCTTCGGTCCTCATAGTGAAAGCGTGGAACTCCGCGAATATGTGGAAGGTCTTAATCCATTGACCTTTCCACCTATGCTCTTGGACTTGACCTAGAGCCCATGACATTGGTTTATTCTCTCCGATATTAAAATCGCACATTAAGTCTATAGGGAGTTCCGGGTCTAATTCATAGTTTTTATCGTGTAAATATGAGACACTCGAGTCATAAGCGTAGTATATCCTAGACTTATCAATCTCCACCCATTGACCTCTAAGCATCCTATCGGCTTCGGCTTTAGTGAGATTCTCCTCTAAGAACTTAACATAGTTTTGGTCTATATAAGGGTTATCATGAGTTAGAGAGTAGTAGACATGAGTGTTAGGGTCCGTCTTCTCCTTAACTATATACTCTTTGTAAATCCAATGGTTAGGAGAGTCCGGGTTAGTGAGAAGAAACATAGCGTTCCATTTAATATGACCTATACGATTAAGCCTTTGTAGAATAGTGTCGTGAGCTTCTTTGTCTTCCGAGTTATTCTCCGTAGCCTCCTCGATAATAGCTAAACATAACCTCAATGATCTAGGCTTCTTATACTTCTTATCGCTCCAGGTTCTAGCTAGAATTTCCGAACCTGTCTTAGGAAAGACTACTCTACAAGTAGTGTCGTAACAAATATAGTCTTCTCCGTCGATTAATTGCTCGTCATTATCTAATAGGTCTCTAATGTCTTTATAGAGCGTGTCCCTTAAATCCGGGAGAGCCTTTCTAGCTATAAGGATAGAAGCCTTATTAAATTTAGTAGCAAAATATAGAGCTAACCAACTTCCGGCGGTAGTTTTAGCACTCCCAACCGCACCACTTAATAAGAATTTTTGCGTTCCGTTCTCCCACGGTATGCGGTTATGAAGGTCCCATATTAATCTATACTGCCATGCTATCGGCTTCGGATTAAATGTAGTAAATGATAAGGGCTTTTCTTCTATCTCCACTCGTAATACTCCGGACAATAACAATCGTCGTGAGTGGTTTCGAATGTATAAGCATTAGGCTCGTCATAGTTTAACCCTTCATAAGGGTCTAAGACAGTTACTAGAGCGTATAAGCTAAACGACAAAAATGTCATTAAAATGAAGTAGTGAATAAGTCTCACTCTACGCCGTCCGGTTTGTCCGATAGATCAAAAGCTAGTCCGTAACCTTTAACGTTATGCTCGTTTTCTGTCTTTACTTCCGACTTGTCTACCAGGTCCGTCATATTAACACTTACGAACTTAGCAAAATTAGAGTTATAACCACCGCTTAAGCCGTGAGCTACTAGAAATCTCTTCTGCATAGCCTTGGCTTTCTTGCAGGCTTGAAAAAATTCTGGAAATTCTTTAGTCCAATTAGAAATAGTCTCCGGGACAATATCAATTTCCCAGCAAAAGCCCTCTAAAGTAGGGAAATCATTTGGAACCGTGACTTCTAAGTCTTTAACTATTCCACTAGCTGACATTTTTTGTTGAATAACTGTTTTATATAAAGGAATGTCGAAATATTTAATTAATTTTTGACAATATTCGGGCTTATATTTACTAGGACGACCCACTTTAGCGTGTTCTTTCGTCTTCTTTGACATGATATTTCCTTGGACTTCTCCGTTAAATGAGAAACTTCTTTCTCTCTCTTTATTCAATATTCGATTTTAATAGACAATAAGTCAAGAACATGACATAAATCGGTTTAAGATATTCCTTTTCATTGAGTAAGTAGGAGAAACGAGCCTAAATTTATAGGCTCTTTTCTCCTTTTATGTGTTTATCGCTAGGAAGCTCGGTTTCGTCCTTGAAACCGTTATATACAATCCACTTATCTCTCAATCTATTTGCTAACATTTGACGCCTAATTAGATATTGATAATCGTCATATTTAACATCGACGTACATGGAAGCGTTAGTCGCTCTAAACCACTCTTGAAGAGCCTTTAACTCTCTTCTATTTTCCTCGGAGTTCCGAAATGGCTTCGGAAATAGTAGTAAATCCCCCACGCTTTAGCTCCTTTAATATATCTATAAACAAGTCATAGTTAGTATTAGCCATAGTTTCCACTATGATTTCTTCAACTTCGATAGGAATAAGCCCACTATTTCGCAGTCCATTTCTAAACATAGTCCCATGTCCTACTTCATGCATAAGTGTAGAGTAGTAGTTTTCCCCTCTAGTATAGTTTTTATTAATAAAAATTTGTCCTCTATCGTCCATACATAGACCCATGAAGTCGTCTTCATTGCAAGGAATGTCCTTTGGAACTTTGTTTGAAACCTTGTATTTCTTCCCTAAAATATTCACACGTTTAACCATAAGACCCCCTCTCATATCCATTGTCTCAATGAACGGAGCGAAAAATCAAAGGACTAAAATAGTTTATTTACAAAGTGATAATGATTATATAAGCTAAAGGCTCATTTGTGTGTGGAAGAGACATAAGTCCCTTTCAATCATTAAGGTTAAACAATGCGTAATTTTACTAACATTTTTGTGCTTATCAGTGTTACTTCTAACGCATTGTTTAACCTTTTAACTTTCCAAGTAGTTGATAATGCCTCGCATCCTGATGTAGTGATTAGGGCTAAAATCACTACTTTTATCACTAAATTTTTCTTAAGAAATCAATTATCTCAAGGACTTATCACCGAAAAAAAGTAGTGGTGATGAAAATATAGAAACGAGTAGTCTAGTCACTACTAGTCTATAACTAATAAGCAATAATATACGAACCTATAAGAAATATTTTTTAGTTCTTGACGAAAAGGTTTAGTTCTAAGTATTGTCTTTTCACTTGAAGTCTTTCCTTCCGTTTCCCTCGCTCGAGCGGTCTGGTTAAACTTCTTAATTAGAATTATAGGGAGAGAAACGTGGGAGAGATTTCAAGCTCATTAAAATTAGCCAACTATTTACAAGAAAATTTCGAGATAACCAAAAGTCAACGCGGTAAGATAAAAGTGGAAGACTTTTCTTTCTCCGGAAATGGAGTAGCTACTAGATTTTTTAATACATATATTAAAAATGATAAGAAAATCTTAAAAGCCGTGAATGAAAACTGGCTTATGATCTCGGAAGACGCCGCTAAAAAAGAATTATCTAATATCTTTCCGTCCACTATAGAAATCTTAGAGGCTCGTCTTAATGACTTAGAGATAGCTCAAGCAAGTAAAGACCTAGACATTCCTAACTATAAGCAGACTCTTTTAAGCTACATCCCTGTAGTGGACGTAGCGGACGCCAGAGGGTCGGCTAAAATGTTTAACAAGCTCTCTAAGCGTATAGACATTGAGATTAAAGAGAGAGCGTGGGAGCGTATTGTAGGACCTAAACACGCGAAGCTTATGTGGGAGCTTGGATATAGTGGTTTATTTGAATATAACCCTAGAACCTTAGAGTCTTTCCATGTTCAAAGATATAATGGCGAAGACATAACGACATATAACACTTATTTACCACCGGGACACCGTCTTGAGAGAGACAAAACGGCTAGCCTCGACGAGAGATTTATCAAGTTTTTGGAAACCTTCTTTTTAGACTCTTGTCGAGGCTATGCCTATAATTGGTTATACCATTCGACATTCAAGAAAATGGAAACTTACCTCGTTCTAGTGGGAGCCGGAGGGATAGGAAAGAACCTTCTAGCGGAAGCTCTTAAGTATGTTCATGGAGTGACTAACTTTACAAAGGCTCCACCGTCGGCTCTAGACTCTAAGTTTAATGGTCATTTAAGAGACGCTACTATGGTCTATTACGATGAATGTCGTTTCTCTTCCGATCAATATGGAAACACGATTAAAAAGAATAGGCTTAAAGAATGGGCTAACGACTTTGTCCCCGTAGAGATTAAGGGAGTGGACGCTAAGAATATGAACATTTTTTGTAGTGCTATTATCGCTACAAATAACGACTCCGACGTTCATTTAGAACAACTTGATCGTAAATTTTCAGTTATGGAATTAACGGAAGAAAGAGTAGAGAAGAGACTCGGTATTGATGACACTCAATTTCTATGGGACTATATTAAGTCCGAAGAGTTTCCCGACGCTTTTTTAAACTATCTAGAGAACTATCTAAGAGAAGACTTTAATATTTATCAAGAGTATAAGGGCGACAAGTTCGAGCAATTAGTTATTAGCTCTCTTCTAACTTGGCAAAATGAACTTTTATTTTCGTATATTCTTAGCGGACAATCTGACAAATATAGCTTCAAAGATTTAAAGGAAAATATTCCTTATTTTCCTAATAGCTCGTCTAAGGTGAATGATTTCCTTATAAATTTTATATGGGAAGGCGAAAGTCTAGGGAAAGTGATTAAGGGTAATGGTATAAATACGATATTAGTAAATGAAAAATTTAAACCATTAATAGAAAAGTCGGAGGAACTATGAGAAAGCCTGTAGGATTGGAAATCCAAGAAAGATTTACACTTTATAACTGGAGTGAGGGAGGCTTTAAAGTCTCCTATTATCCTTTAAAAGAAGGAGAAAATCTATACATAGGTTGTAGAGAGTTCGAAGTAGAACATATTCTAGGACTTGTTTCTAACTTTTTAAAGTATGACATAGAAGGGATTGAAGCTCTTGACGTCCTAGATGACCAAACCGAAAAAATGATAGTTACAAAAGATAAAATATATAGAGTTAAAGCTCCTTTTTATTTCCACGAATACGAAAAAAGGTTAATAGTTAGCGAAGAAGTGGAAGAAGTTAAAATAGCTACGGCTTATAAAATTATACAAGAGTTTGACGAAACCGACGCTAGAGAGCTTATGTGGTTTTTATGTAAATATATGGAGATAGAAATTGACTAAAAAATTTGTAACTATCGACTTTGAATATAACGGGACAAGTGAGAAATACCTTAACTTAGTTTGTTGTAGTCTCGGTATTTACGAAAGTATAGACGCCACTCCCGACGAGAGAGACTATTGGTTATTGAATGACAATGACGCTAAATCTTATCTTAAAAAAGAGCTAAAGAGACTAAGAGACGAAGGTTATATATTCGTTTGTTGGAACGCTATAGCCGAAGGCTCTTCTTTTATATCTCTCCGTCTTAATCCCGCTAAAGGAAATTGGCTAGACCTTCAAACGGAATGGAAAATGTTAATTAACCATAACGACAAGTGGGCTTATGGTAAGCAATTAGTAGACGGGAAAGTTATTAACACCGTCCCGCCTATTTATGGTCAAGACAAGACAGTTAATAACACTAAAGCTAAGACTAATTTGTCGGCGGGTTGTTATAAACTTCTTGGTATTAAGATAGACACCGACCATAAAACGGAAATGAGAGACATTATAATAAGAGCGAATGACGAAGAGATAGAAGCTAATAGAGAAGCTATCATGGACTATTGTCGCTCCGATATTAAGCACCTTCTCCCTATGTGGAAGGTTATAAAGAAAGAATATGTAGACATATATTATAAGGCTACTAACACTCTTAAAAATGACAGTGTAGACAATAGTCAAAAATGGGAGGACGTTCTTTGGCGTGGTGAGACCGGAGCTAGAACCGCTCTTATGACGTGCGAGGGCTATCCCGTAGACGTTGAGAAAATGGAAACTTTCGCTAAGAATATCCCTTCTCTATTAAAAGAGTTATGCGAGGACATTAATAGTCAATTTGAGGAGCCTCTATTCAATTGGAATAATCGAGACCAACGTTATTCTAAAGACACTAAACGAATGAAGGCTATAATAGAGGAGTCGGAGTTTAAAGATATATGGACTAAGACGCCTCCTTCGGAGCGTTTCCCGGAAGGTTCTTATAGCTTATCTATTGACGTCTTCGAGAAGTTCTTTTCTTGGAGACATGACTTCCCTAGAAATAATCCCTTCGCTCAATATATGCGATATTTAAAAACTCAAAGGAGTCTAAATGGGTTCTTACCAAAAGGAAAGACTGCAAAAAATAAGGAGACAATATTCGATAGTCTCGGAAGTGACGGACGCGTTAGAGCTTATCTTAACCCATACGGAAGTCAGTCAGCGAGATATCAACCAAAAGCTACGAGTTTTATCTTCCTTAAATCAGCTTGGACTAGAAGTCTCGTCGCTCCAAAGCGAGGTTTTGTTATTAGCGGAGTCGATTATAAATCCGAAGAGTTCTTGTTAGCCGGCTTAATTTCAAAAGACGAGAATATGTTAAAAGCCTACGAGTCGGGCGACGTTTATCTCTATTTTGCTAAGTTAGCGGGAGCCGTTCCTATGGACGGAGAAAGACGTCACTACGAAGAAGTTAGAGACGCTTTTAAGTCTACGACTCTAGGAATTAGTTACCTAATGGGACCGGAAGCGTTAGCTCGTAAGCTTACGTCGGACACTGGAAATCCTTATACTAAAGAAGACGCTAAGGAGTTAACGGGAAAATTTGACTCGGTCTATAGTAAATATTATCAAGCTAGAGAAGGTATATTCTACACGTATAAGTTAGCTAAATCTCTTAAGCTTCCATGCGGTTGGGCTATGGGTCCTAACAATATTAATGCGAGAAGTGTTAAAAATATGCCTATTCAAGGCTTTGGAAGTTGTATATTAAGAAAGGCTATAGCTTTGGCTCAAAACGAAGGACTTAAGGTTATAATTTGTCTTCACGACGCTTTATATATAGAATCTAAAGTAGAAAATAGAGAGAAAGAATTAGATATTTTAATAGATTGCATGAGACAAGCTTTCGCTTTTTACTTTGAAGGCGAAATGAAGGAGAAAGCATCTAGTTTAATTCGCTTTGACTCCGATCAATGGGGACCGGATTTAAGCGAAGGCGAATACATTACAAAGAAAGGGAATAAAGTAACTACGAAAGAGCTTTATATAGACCCTAGAGCTAAGAAGGAATATGAACGCTTCAAGAAGTATATGGAGGCTTAATGGAGTTTATACTATTATTATTTCCTCTAGGTTATATTTTAGGGAGCCTAGTAACTTTAAAACTATATAGACAATATTTAGAAGAGGTTAAAGAGTGGGAAAGGAGTCAAAATGATAACTAACGAGATTAAAAAGAACAACGTTAAACAATTAGAATATGCGGGCGACAATATGAAAGCTTTAGCTAGTAGAATGAAGACGCTTAACACGGCTAACCCCGACCATGCGGACGCTCTAGGCTCTTCTATTGTAGAGGCTTCGTTTTTTGTTAACAGTTTCGCTATGGCGGGACAAGCTTTCCGAACTATGGTCACGGATTTAAACGAGAACGGAGGGGCTAGAGGCGACGTTTTATTTTATTTATTTGAAGAAGCTAATAAGTTTAAAGCAGAAAGAGAAGCTAAGAAGGAGAAGGAAGCATGATAACAGAAATTAGAATGGATAAGGTTAAATTTAATTCGGAAGAAGGAGCTAAAAAGTTAGCGGAAGTGGCTCACGAAATGCACCAAATTTTAAACTCGACACTCTTTAGAGATAAGGTTCTTAAAATGGGAATGAAACCCGGAGAGCGAAGTGAATGGAAAAACAAGACAAATAAAGAAATTTATAAAAGACTTATGTCAGGTGCGGAAGACTTAGACGAAAATAACGACAATGTTATTAACTTAGAGGTTTATAGCTACTATTCTCCTATGCGTGTCGTAGGTTATATAGTTCCTGGAAAGAAAAATATATGGGTTAATACTAAGTTTTTTAATGGTCGATCTAATAAGTTAGTGGGCTCTAATCTAGTCCACGAATATAGTCACCAATTAGGGTTTAGACATGACTCTAAGAGAACTAAAGATAGACCTAGCTCAATTAGTTATCAGTTAAATAAAATATACGAAGCTTGTCACGACCACTTAATAGGCTCTAGTTATGGTTATTTAAAGAGAGTTAAAGTCGGCGGGTTTTGGTTTTGGTCTCGCTATGAATGGAGAAGGGTTTATGATGCTTAATGTGGAACCCTACTTAGATTTAACGAGCTTAATTAACCTCATTCTTTTATTGTTAGGCGTGGCTTTTGACAGGCTTCCGGCGGGAGGTTTCTTCGGAGCTATGTTAGTTCTTAATGTAATTATTTCCGGGGCTCTTTATGTCATTCTAGGACTGCTATAAAATGAAACAATACATAAGAAAGAAAGAAGCTATAGAGAAAAGAATAGACTACTTAGTTAAAGAGAAGAAGTTAATTCTAGGCTTTAATCAATATGAGATACCCGGGACGAGCGAATATAGGACTAATTTGTCTCTATTGTCTTCGGTAACTAAGAGACTAAACGAGGCGAGAGCGGAGTGGAGGTCTATAAATACGGAGCATAAAAATGAACTTTTTTAACGGCTATTTAAACGCTTTAATTTTATCGGCTTTTATGTGGGCTTTTGTTATAGTGTGGTTTTCGATATGAAATGGCATATTGTCTATTTTGGTGACGGTGGAGAGCCTAACGTTATATTTACAAGTAATAGCTATCGAGTCGTTAGATTAAGATTTAAAGAATATAGAAGGATAGCTCGTAGTCTTTACGATATAATTAGCGATCAAGCCTTAAGAGAATATCAATGGGATTTCTAGTACCCTAACCCTTGTATGTATTACATTTTTGTGTTACAATATGTATATAAACAAACAGGGGTAATTTATGAATACATTTGAAATGATTAAAAAAGTTTGCAACACAGTTTCTAGTACCCAATTAGAATCATTGAGACTGCAAGAAGAATTGCTTTTGAATATGGTAAAGTGTGAGCGTGTTAGTTTAACTGAAAAAACAAAAGCATTTGAGATGATAAAAACCATTAATAAATCACAATTAGAAATATTAGGGGAGAGAGTAAAATGGGTAGGAAAGTAAATCCAAGTACTTTTAAAAAAGATCGTCATACATCTGTAAGAATTAACAGTGACAATCTTAAGTCTATAATAGAAATTTATGGTTCTTTACAGGCTTTTTTGGATGATATGATTGATAACTTTATTGATGTAGAGATATATACAAGCATAAAAGGCATTCAAGAAAAAATTACAAACAAAAAATAAAAAGTATATTTTATAGATTGGAGAAAGTAAATGAATAATGAATTTTACAATGGTTTAAGTAATGCAATCTTACTAAGTTTTATTTTAGGGGTTGTATTGTTTTTGGTTTAGGAGTTGGGGTGAATGATTTAGAGTTTAAGGGTTCTTGCTATGCTTGTGAAACAGTAGCAGAGATGAATATCAAACTCCAAAAAGCACTAGATATTGCAATGGAGGCTATTGAGCTTGGCAGTAAGTTAAATTCATATAGTAATGCTGTTAATACAAAATATAAGTGCAATGAAGCAAAACAAAAAATAAAAGGTATATTGGAGGGTGAGAGATGAATAATTTTGATGTAAAAACAACAAAAAGGTATCAAAAGGCAGTTCAAGATAGAGATTGGCAAACTTGTGATTTAATGTTTGATGAGTTTGAGTTTTTGCAAAAACGCATTGATGAGCTAAGAGAGTTAAATGAGTGTATGGTGTTGGCATTGAAAAATATATCTATAAGGTTTCCAGAGTGTGAAGAAATTTATGATAGTTTTAAAAAAATAACTGAATTGGATGGTGAAAAATGCCAGATATAACAATGTGTAAAAATGAAGAGTGTATTAAAAAAGATTCTTGCTATAGATATAATGCAGAACCTAGTGAGTATTGGCAATCTTACTCATACTTTGAAAACTCTTGTAATGAAGAAACTAACTATAAAATGTTTTGGGAAATTAAAGTTTTAAAAAATGATTGTAACTAACTTAACATATTTAAACTATATGTGTGCTAAAAGTTACATACTAATTAACCTGATCAGCAATGGATTAAAGAATGGATTAAAAGGAATTTGATATATGAGTTATAATTGTAAGTTTGGATTTTATCACGATAAACCTTGTCAAACATCTATTAACGAGTTGGGTTTAGTTGAATACGAACCTTCTTCAAATAATGGTTGGATATATTCCGCGATAGCTTTATTTTTAAAGTTACCTATAGACGCTAAGAAAATATGCGACACTTATGGGGAGTGTAGACAAGTTAAAAGTATATATTTTATGGTTAGAAGTCCCGACAAATATCTTCCTCCTATGTCTAGGGACGAAGTTCTAGGAGTTACTCTACTAGGTATTAAAGAGCTTCCTAGAATGATAAGAGCTAATGAGTGGACGTGGTTAAACGACTTACATAAGTTTAAAAAATATAAACTATGGGACACTATAAAGGCTTTTTGGGAAGCTAGAAATCAGCATAGGAATTTTCTATGGGAAAATAGTCGTTATGAATCTTATCAATACTTATTTAAGCTTGGTTTCGCCGATAGATATTACATTAATCGAGTGCTTAAAATTAAGCCTAGAATTATTGAGCGTCTAGCGTGGACTATTCATAAGCGATTAACTCTACATATCAATAGTCCGGGAGAGCTTAATATTTTATATCTCCAATGTATTGATATTAATGATAAGTTTTATAAAAAAATTAATTTCGAGAAAAATATTATTGACTATTTCGGAGACGACCATGTATTTTCCAAGAGAGTTAAATAAACAAGAAGCTAATTATAATCGAAACTACGACCCTTACGAGGAAGAAGACGAGGAAATTAGCGAGGAAGACAAGCGAGACTATTTAATAGACCAAGCTTATGACGAATATAAAGACAACTAACGATAGGTTAGGCAACTAGCATAAGGCTAGAAGACTATATAAATATAGAAGACCGACAATAAAGTCGGGAGAAAGGAGAAATCATGCTATTATCAGCACCAAAGTACTTTAACTTAAAAGAAACTGAGAAAGGAACTGTCCTTGTTAATCGTGGAGTCTTAGTAAAAGAAGACATGAGCGAAAAATATGACAACGTTAGACAGTTTTATTTTCAAGACCTAGACGACAATAACGCTCTAAAGTGCCTTAATGGCGGTCAATTATCTTATATCGTGGACCTTCATAACATTGATAAGTCTAAGGAAGTTAAGATCGTCTATAATGGGACTACTGAAATCCAAAACGGTAAGTATGCGGGACAAAACGCTCACCAATTCGGAGTAGAGCTTCTTAATGCGGACGCCGTAGCGACTCAAGAACCTGTAGTAGAAACAACTAACGCCGACGAACTAGAGTAAGTTATGTCGGAGACAAAAGACTTATTCGAGGAAACTAGACTCTCGTATAGTTCCGCTCGCCTCCTTCAAGGTTGTGAGCGGAAATACTTTCACTACAAAGTCAATAAGACTGAGAAAGACTCGGACTCGCAAGACAACACCCGAGCTTTTGCTTTGGGGAAATCTTTCCACCACGTTTTAGAAAATTCTAAACATGAGAAGCCCGCTAAAATAGTCAATGAGCTTGAGTGGTGCGTTCAAAATATGGACTTAGACGAAGAAGACGTAGCTCTAACTCATGCTATGATTCTTAAATATTTAAGACTTAGAAAGACTCAAACGCTTAAGGCGGTTGGAATAGAGTTAGAGATTAAAGTCGATAAGACTCTAGGTTTTATCGACTTAATAGAAGTCGACGAGTCTACGGGTCTTTGGTGGATTTCAGATTTAAAGACCGCTAAGACTTTTTGGAAGACTACTATAAGTCGTCTGCCTAGTGATAGACAGTTAAACCTATACGCTAGTTTCGCTCCGGAAGTGGCTAAACAACTAGACTTAGACCTAGATAAGTGGGGCGGTTGTCGCTACAAAGTGACTACTAAGTCCACGGCTAAAC